GGGGAAACTCCTTTCGAGAAGTCAGGAAAACGTCGTGTTGATGGTGAAGGCGATGCTGTCGGACGGCCATTTCAGCCTATCTGGTCAAACATGACGAACGCCTCGACGACGGCGCCGTTGTAGTTGGAGACTTCGACAGCAAGGCCTGGAATCGAGAAGTTGGCTCCAGGCCCGAACGAAAACACATCAGACTTGAAAATGGAAATCGTATCATCCCGATAGCTGCGCAGATGATCAGCAACAGGCCTGGCCGCGGTTGCCGCAGTATCGTAGCTCCCGGTAGCCGCCGGCGTGAAAACGTAGACGTTGGCAAGCGCCCGATTGCGATAGACGTTCTGACCACGACCACCGCCGAACGCCACCAGATCGGAGCCCTGATTGTCGAACACATAGACCCCGAACGTCGCCGGAACATCGGGGAGCTGATACGAAGGATCGCCGTCATTGTAGATCTGGAACGAGAACCCGCCGCTATCGAGCCTGGCGCGAACCGCCCGCATGGCCTCGTCAGTTGATACGCCCATCCACCTTCATCCCACCGCACTAAATTCCAGGGCAATCCATTTGCCGCTAACTTGGCGCTTTTCGATACTGAAGATTGCGCTTTCCTTCGACCGGCCCGAGACGTGACTGTCTCCATCTAGCGGCGGCGTGGCTGCAAGGTCATCAAAGCCAGTGAACTCCCCGGTCACCAGTTTATCATTGGTGTTGATCTGTGGATTCCAGCCAATGAACGGCTCGGCCAGCGCTATCACCACAGCGTAATTCTGGATCGTCGAACCGACAAATTCCTTAGCTGGTCGATAGCTCATATAGGCCTTAGCCAACGTATCCGTAAAAGTCCTCACCCCAGCCGTCCCGACATAACGCCTGACCGCAATCCATTGCCCGGTCTTGTCGATCTTGCTCTGGTACTGCGCCAGCAGTTTGTCAGCGCGGCTCACGGCGCGACGCTCTCGACCACGATGCCGAACTCACGCGGCACGCCCTGCGGGATCGGCGGCGCATCATGGCTTCCCGAACGCAACCGGATTGCCATGCAGCAGCGCAGCCGGTCGGGATTGATCGCGACTATCGAGCCGGGCCGGACATTGAATCTCAACTCGGTTACAGCCGTGCCAGCATAGATCGGATAGAAATCGGTGCCATTCGCGGAGCCATCGATCGTGACTATGGCAGGGGTCCAGTCTGACGGCATGATGATGCCGACAACGGCGCCCACCGTCGAAATATCGAGCGCGTTGGATATCCCGGTCTGGCCACCAAACCACAACGGAAGCACAGTTGGCTTAGGCATGGTCGATCCTCTTCAAACGTACATCACCTGATAGGTCGACAGCAGGCATTCCACCGTGTAATCGATCACGTCTCCGGCGTTCTGCGAAACCACGTAGCGGGTCGAGCCGATGCCCTCCTCCGTCTCTTCGCTGATCGAAAGATCACGCGACGATATCGACCGCAGATGCCCGGCGCCGAGCGCCACCGCGGTGCGGATCGGCTCCGGCACGTCACTGCCGGCATCGCCATAGCCGACCACGAATTCGATCGTGACGCCGTCGAACCCGGTCACAGCCGGCCACGCCGTCAGCGGCACGATGTAAGGCCGCTGCGCCTGCACGATCTGGTAGTCAACGCCCTCAACCAGCGTCACCGCAACGTCGGCCGAGTCGAGATAGCTGACCGTGACCGTTTGCAGCGGCGGCAACGGAATGTAGATCCGGCCGGCCGGAAACGCGTCAGCCTTGCCATGCCAGGTCTGGGTATTGATGGCGCGTCCGAGCCAGCCATCGGCGCCGTCGATGCGTTGGCGCGCCGCGGTGATGTAGGCATTCATGACATCGTCGCTCACCTCGGCGCCGATATTCAGCCGCGCCCTGGCCTCGGCCGCGGTCAGGGGCTCGACAGTCGGCGGCGTCACCAGCACCAGCCGCATGCCGCAACAGACGGTCATGATGCCACTGCCTCCTGATAATAGCGTTCCAGCACCGGCAACAGACTACCGACCAACTGCGTACCGTCCGAGAGCAACAATCTGATTTCGAAATCGGCAATCACCATCTTGACGACCGAGACACCGGGAGATCCGCGATCGCCCTTCGGCCCTGCCGGGCCGGCCTCGCCCCGTTCTCCTCGATCGCCAGGTTTGCCCTTGACGCCCTTGGCGCCCTGCCGCCAGCCATCGCCTGGCAATGGTCCTGGATTGTCGTACACCGCGCGCCACTCGGACCCGTTGAACACAACCACGTCCATCGCCCGATAGCTCTCGGTTTCACTCCACAGCCCGCGGGCCATGCCAGGATAAGCCGGTTCGCCGGGATCCCCCTTCTCCCCGATCGCCCCTGGGGCGCCTTGTGGTCCTTCCGGACCCTGTTCTCCGGCCGGCCCACAATCTCCTGAATCGCCCTTTGGCCCGGTCAGTCCAGGCAAGCCGTCACGACCGTCACGCCCAGATTCTCCAGGCGGCCCGGCCTCGCCACAGGCGCCAGCGGGTCCGGTTTCGCCAGGAGATCCAGGCTCCCCGTGCATGCCAGGCTCGCCGGGAAGACCTTTAGGGCCAGGCGTACGCGTCAGTTCATCCAGCTGGGCCTGTAGCGCCATTCGGTGGGCGCGCTCTTCGCTCAGTTTGGCACCGACCGCCGCTATGATCGCCTGGGCGTCAAGCTGCATGGCTGCTATCCATCGTCCGCTCTAACAGGAACAGTGCGAACGCCTTCTGTTCGTCAGGATTCGGTTGAGGTTTTTGATCAGCCGGTTTCGCAACATCCTGTGGCGCGGGTTGTGGCGCTACAGGCGTCGCAGGCGCCTTATCCCACGCCGAGAGCGGGACGACCTGCATTTGCACCCGCGGCTCATCGCCTTCTTTCGCCGCGGCGTAACCTTCCAGCGCCCGCGCCTCGTTTGGCGAATAGATACCGCCCTGTACGCCGCGTGCCAAACCCTCGATGCGCTCTCGGAACGCCGATCGCAGCAGCACCCGCGTGTCGTACTCGGTCCACTCCCGGCCCGCCGCCACCATATCAAGCCCGATGAAGGAATCGAACGCCTGCTCAATGTGGTTGATCAACCAGCCCAGGCCGGCCGCCAGCCATTCCGCCATCACCGCTTCTGATGTCTTCTGCGTCGCGGTATCGTTGACGCCGAGCAGGATCATCGGCACCCCGAACACCGCGGCAACCGCCTGATCGTTGAGCTTGCGCTGATCAATGATCTGGGAATCCTGGTTCGATATCGTCAACGGCTGAAACTTGACCCCGTTCAGAATCGCCACGCCGCCGGAATTAACGCCGGAGACTTGTTCGTTCCACTGTGCGCGCAATTCGTCGCGCTGGACTTTTGATATCGGCTGTTCGGTCGTCAATATTCCCGATGGCCGCGACATGTTGCTGGCAAACGTCGTGGCGGCGGTCTGCATGGCATTGCTGGCCGCCAGTTCCATATCCAGCGCCCGCAACCATGTGACGCCCACCAGCGGATGCTGCGGCGTCGCCAACTTGATATGCAGCACGTCGCGCGCGGGCACCACCAGCGAGGTTCGGCCAAGGATGCTGTCGAACTGAAACAACGGATTGGTGCTGATTTCGTAGAAGATTTCACTGAATGCCTGGCCCTGAACCATTATCTCCCGCACCCGGCACGCCCTGGGGTCGGTCCAGTGCAGCGCCGTCACCTCGGCGCGGTCATTGCGCTGCGCTATCCAATACGAGTTGCCGTTGAGCAGCAGCGAGCGAATCAGATGTACCAGAAAATCGGACGGCGTCTGATAGCTGTTCGGCGACCGCAGCAACCGCGACAGCGCCGACGTGGTCACCGTCTCGGTGCCGCCATTGCCCAATTCCCGCTTATGGGAACCAGGCAATTGCGCGATTGCCCGCACATACGCCCAGACGCAGGCTTCGACGATCGAGCTCGATGACCGCGACACAGGATCGATGTCACACTGCCAATAGTTCCACGGCGAGCCGGCGGGAATGCAGCCGCCGCTCACGGTGTATGGCCCAGGATGCCAGTTGCCTTCACCCGCCGGATTGGCTTTCTGGCGCGGCACAATCATCCGCGCCAGAGTTTGCATGATGTTGGCCATCAGCGCTTCGGCGGCTCGTGCTTCGGTTCCGGATGTTTCGGCTGCTCCGGATGCCTTGGCTCCGCTTGCCGCGTTTTATAGCCTTCGGCCTCTTCTGGCTTCATGGCCCGCCGTTGCACACCGCCTTCCGGTGGCGCTGGCGGCGGTTCCTCCAGCAGCGCATCCTGTTGCGCCTGCGCCCAGGCATGGGACGCCGCCAGCGCGTCGCTGCGTTGCTGGTCGGTGAGCGGAGGATGATCAGGATCTTCCTCCCCGAGCGGATCGCGCGCCCAATGAGCATTGATGGCGGCGTCGGCGTCAGCCGCCGTCATCGTCAGCCGGTTGTCGCGGTACGGTCCCATGATCACGTCGACCACGACGTTGCCTTCCGCGTTCGGCACCAATTGTTGCCGCGCCGCTTTCTTCTTGTCGTCATCAGCGTGTTTTGTTTCGTCTGCCATGTGAGACCTCCTACCAGGCGGTAATGCCGGAGATGAACTGAACCATCCCGGTGCGACGCATTGCCCATGTGACGTACATAGACATGCGAACTGCAACCGCATCAGTCTGGAACAATGAGCGCATCGGGACAGCCAAGACGCCGCTGCCCTGGGCGCCGGTGCCAAGAGCAAGAGGTGCAGTGTCTTCCTCATGCAATGTGGCGTCGGTACTGACTGCAAAGCGTGGCGCGTCACCTTGCGCCGATGCGAAGTCGGCCGCGTCGACCGCGATCACCGTTCCGGCCGGGCAGGATGCCGAGACGATGAACCTCGCGCCGAACTTGGTGCTTGCCTCGGCCTGGTTGGCAAACAGGAAATCCCCTGTCGATGTCTGCGCAAAGCTCAGGCTCAACGCCTGCGCCGGATTCATGATGATGGCGATGTCACGTCCGCCACCCTGTGCAATAATAGTCCCGATCAGGTTCTTGAGATCCGCCACCATGGCCGCCGTTGCCGGCGTGGCCGCCGACGCGGTCAGTGTCGACAGTCCGTTGAGCAACCCGGCCGGCCGCACACCGGCAGACGCCGCAACATTGTCGATCAGGTAGGCATCGAGCGCCATCGAGGTGTCATCGCTCATAGCCTGACGGATGATCTGCTCGATCGACTGTGCCGAGTAGTTGGCCATCTCCTCGGTAAAAGTGGAGATCACCGACAGTTTTGTGGGAGACAGTGAGACCGTCGTGAAGCTTGCCCTCTTCACCGGTTTGGCGCTGCCCTCCCCGGTCCATGCACCCGCCAATGTCTTGGTGGTCGTCCGCACCGGGATCTTGAGAATACCGGCATTACCGAAGGTGTAGCGCGCTCCCATATTGGAAAGCGGCCCATAGATGCTATTCGCAATCAGACGATCGAGGAACGGCGAAACATCTGTCTGGATCAGTTCCGCCGCC